CACCGATACTTTGTGGACTTTTATGTGGAGACGGTTGGGAGCAACGGAGAGACGAAGAAGATGCTTATAGAGGTCAAACCAAGGGCTCAGACCCAAGAACCCAAATCGCCTAAAAGGAGAACTAAAAGGTATATTACCGAGGTTGTGACTTACGGAGTCAATCAAGCAAAATGGAAAGCAGCCGAAGAATACTGCCTTAAAAAAGGATGGGAGTTTAAGATCATAACGGAATCGGAACTATTCGCTAAAAAGTGATATAAATACCGTTTATGGCAGAAAAAGTTTATACATCCGAAGAGTTGGGTGACTGGTTGGTGGAAAAGGCCAGAGGTGTTCCTGCATCCAGGGCTCGTAAGATTTTAACCTCTAATGATGAAAGAGGGAGTGATCTAACTATTGTCGGTAAGATGTATTTCTTTAAGTATGATCCTCTGTGGAAACACAAGTTGGCAAAGTATGATAAGTTTCCAATGTGCTTTCCATTATCACCACCAGACCAACGTAAAAATGGTCTGGGTTTCTTAGGATTAAACTTACACTATTTGGATATAGGAACAAGACAAGCAGTGGTAAATGAGTTTATGCATTATGCGTCAAATGATAGAATGGATGAAACAACAAGAATGAAGATCAACTATGATTTGATAAAGAATATGAGTAGGTTAAATAGTGTAACCAAACCTTGTATTCATAGATACATTTTTAAGCAATGTAGATCACAGTTTGTTGAGATATATCCAGAAGAATACGATAAGGCAATACAACTACCAATAGAAGATTGGGTATTTAAAAGGTAAATAGATGGCAGTAATCAACTCACCATTTTTTGGCAAGTTTCCAAAGTTTGATTATGATATGAACCAAGGACCCGTTTCGGTTACCGAATCGGTCACTAACATATTCTTTCGCCTTAGATATATCCGAGAGAACCTGAAGAATGTTAATGTTTATGATATGTATGAGATTGATGATGGCGATACAGCAGAAATCATTGCAGAAAAGGTTTATGGTGACAGTGGTGCCGGCTGGATGATCCTCATGGCAAATGATATTCTTGACGCACAGTTTGATTGGCCTCTAAACTATCAAGAGTTTAACAAATATCTTATCAAGAAGTATTATCCACAAACTCCTTTATATGTTGATAGTATTACCGTCAATGATGGTGGCACCGGTTATTCTAATGGCATAATCATCATAGAAGGTGGCACAGGTCATAAAGCAAATGCTGTTGCCGTTGTCAATGCAACCGGAACAATACAGACCGCGGTTATTATGTCTCCTGGTATGAACTACACCAATGGAGATATTGTTACTGCCAATGTTGCTTCATTAGGTGGAACAAATGCTAATCTTACCGTGGTCCTATCAACACCATCCGATAGCGAGGTTTTGGCATTTACACAATCTGGGGTCCATCATTATAATAAGATTATAACTTACACAGATGCCTTGACAGATACGCAAGATGTTTATACATATCAAATCAATAAAAAGAAAGTGGCACCTAATGATCTTGGTATTCCATATCAGTTCTATTATCCATATACTAGAGATAGATTGACTGCCGATGTTACCATCAAAGATCATAATACCGGTGAGTTAGAAACAATCGATGACACAACATATACCATTGATAGAGTTTATCAGGATGCCAATGCACTGGTAGGTATCTATATAAGAAATGTGATTAACACCAATGGTAACGAAACTATTGTGGAAGAGATAACGTCAAGCATGGTAACTTACTATGAATATGAAACAGAACTAAATGAAAATAAGAGAATGATTAAGATTATCAAACCTCAGTATTACGCTCAAATGATGAGTGAGTTTAATCAATACACCGGTTCTAAGAAGTTTTTGAGAAGGTTAGTATAGTAATATGGCATCTTTACAAGAACAGTCAAATCGTGGTTTAGTTTTAATAGATGGTAATGTAGGTCAATTTACTGTTGCAATGACGAATAATAATAACGAACTCACTGTGAAAGAAGTATCATTGACAGAAAGTCTATTAACTCCCGGATTACAGACCTCTCTCAAATGCCAGGCTAAGATATTTAACCAACCTTTTAATATATATGATTCCATAAAAAATGAAACACTAAATCTGATACTATATTCAGCAACATTGCAAGGTACGCAAATGAATATAGTTCAGCCAATATACAGAATGGATAATAGAAACTATATGCCTATCAATGTCGGGCAAACAGAAGAGTTTATATTACATGCCTGCGATAGAACTCTATTAAAAGATGCTGGCACATTGGTTAGTCGTTCTTGGAAATGTACCTCACCAACCACTGTAGTTAATGAAGTATTATATGGTTGTGCCGGTGCTGCTGAAGTTTTTGCCGATCAGTCAGATTATCCTAGAGATTATATTGCAGAAAGAATCCATCCATTTCAGGTAGTGGCACAGCAAGCAAATATGGCTATGTATAATGAAAATCCAGATTTCGTTCACTATATGACCTATGGTAATGGTATAGGTATACATCATTTTAGATCACTAAATGAACTATGTAGTCAACCTGAGGCAAAACAATACCTTTATAATACAGTCGGCGCCTTGGCTGGTGTAGATTATAATGATGCTATTGGAAGGTCACCAGGTTATCCAATATCATATAGCTTCCCTTGTGACTTTGATATATTATCCGATATTCTAAATGGCATTGATGAAACCGGTAAAAACATAAACACAGTTGCTTTTTGGAATCCACTTAAATCATCTGCTGAATATCTAAACGGTAGTTCGCTAGCATGTTCTACAGGTGCCAACTTTAAGCAATCAATGACCTCAACAGGAACAGAATCCGGTCAAAGGTCTTGCCCTACAAATCAGATTGAGGCTCGTCTATTAAAAAGGCAAGCTAGAATGGCACTATTGGAAAAAGATAAAGTGGCACTGAGAATGGTCGTTCCTTGGGAACCTGCGTTACATGCAGGTAGTATAATTAGTCTTACAATAAATGATGCTTATAATAGAACAGCACATGGATCAGGAGTATATCTCGTTTCTTCTATGACGCATAAGATATTATTAGGTGGTTTCTCAACCACAACTTTAGATTGTGTTACACAAACAGTAGGACAAGGATTGACATAATGGCAGGCATGAATAATTTTCCAGGACCAACTTCTGCATTACAAATGTGTGTTGTTGCAAGTGGAGGTGATCCAAAAAAAGGCGATCATCCTAACGATCATTCTTGTAGTCTTAAACTATTTTCACCATTAGAGCATAGTGATGATGGTGTATCATTAGATGATCTTCCGTTTTCTTCTAGATCAATTAACCCCACACAGAACTCACAGCAGGCATTTCCTGGTGCACCTGATCCAGGAACAATTCTGTATGTTCTAAAGTCTGCTGGTGAGTCCATGGGTATCATTCTAGGGCAACCGAATAGTTTATTACAACCTAGTTCTGGTAATCTCATGAATGGAACAGTGCAAGAATTACAGCAACGATCCACAGGCATGTCTATTCCACCTCAAGTAGAAGAAACAAAAGAAAGAGGTGTGAAGATCAGAAAGATTAAAGAAAAAGATAAAGAACACAGTCTTAGTCTATTAGAAGGACTTCCTGTGCATGGTGCTTTGTTTAACATGTCCGGTTTTCGTATGCCGCAGATTAAGAAAGTACCAACTGCTAAACAGTATTCTCAACAGATGTTAAGTCAAGATATGCTTAACCAGTTGCCAGGTCAGATTATGACACTGGGTCAAATGTTCCAAGGACTTATGGGTAATGCTGGTGGCGGTGGTGGCGGAGGAGGTGTTGCTAATAGTCCTTCTGCCGGTGGTGGAACAACAATACCACAATCCACAACGACGCCAATGCAAAACATTCTCGGTTCTCTTTCACCAGAAATGTCTGCGGCAGTTAATAGTTTAAGTTTATTGGTGCAAGGTCTATCAACCGGAAATGGTGTTGCGTTCTTCTCTGGTAATGTGGTGCATGAACCAACATACTTACAAAATGCCGAAACTTTATTAAGCCAAGTTAATAATATTGATGATCTTATGTATGTTCTTTCTAGACTACAATGGGACACAACTTTATTTGGTAGAGAAAATCTAGACAATGTTGTTCTACAGTTAGAAACGGCATTTGGTGTTGCATTACAAGAAGTAGATCATAACGGAACTATTACAGTTACATATGATACAGCAGGTCAAAATGCTATCAATGCATATGTCACTTCTTATATGGCAAACACAACCAATCCAGGGATATCTTCTGCTAACGCAAACACAACCACAATCGGCACATATGTTCCATCAGGCGGCGGCACAGGTGCTGGTGCCGGTGGTGGAGGAGGTGGAGGCGGTGGAGGTGCTGGTGGAATAGCACAGCAAGTCCAAAGCATGATTGGTGGATTGTTCGGTCAAAGTTCCGGCATTATGATGGATATGTATAAACGTCTGTCTCCTATAACCGAACAAGAGACAAAGAGTATGTATGAAAAACTAAATCAACAACAGCCGTCTCAAAAATTATCAAGTATAGTGCAAAAGACCGTAGAAGGTGGCGATCCCACCAATAAACAAAACTATGATAATGATGAGACAGGTGGTAATTTTAGTATAAGCTTTGAATAAAGGAGAAAAATAATGGTTGCTGCAAGTGGTGGCGGAGATACTACAGGTAACTCTAATGATGGCGCAGACACACCTCAGGATTGGGATCAACCATGGGATGGTGATGTAAGAAGCACACAAGGAACCGGTGAGTATCCAAACTATTGGAGTCATAAAACTCGTTCCGGTCATAACTTTATTATGGACGACTCAAAAGGATCTGAAAGTGTAACGATACAGCATCGTAGTGGTACAGCAATACAAATGCAGCCTGACGGTGCATTGCATATCACGGCACATAACTCAAAGTATGAGGTCACTTTTGGAGAACATAGAATGACTATTTCAGGCGCACAAGATATCACCGTTAAAGGTGATGCTTCTATGCGTGTCTATGGTAATCTCAATACAACAGTCCATAAAGATTACAATCTATCGGTGCAAGGTGACTTTAACATTACTGCAAAGAACTTTAATCGTCATATTCGTGGTAACATGGATACTATGGCAAAGAATGAAACTAAAAAGTTTGAGGGTTCTTCTGGTGTTACCGCACACGGTGGTATTGCAAGAGTTGCAAAAGGATCTATTACAATG